GCCACGGACGCCTTCAATCGAACCCTGAGTGCCAACAACACCAGACGCATACCCACGAGCCAATGCCGTTGCATTTGCTTGCCGCAAACCTTTAAGCAAGGTGTTTGCTTGGATTTTATAGTTCAGCGTCTCGTATTCAATCTTGAGCAAATTACGCTCATACGCAGCCTCACCATACTCAACTACCTTATCCGCCCTAAGACCAGCCAGCCGCAGATTTTCCTGCGCTTGAACAGCGTATCCAGCTTGCTGGTAATATCCAGCCGCCTGCTGGCTATAAGCTGACGCAATGCCAGAGATAAGACCGCTAACCGCAGCAGCACCCATTGTCGCAGCGGCTGGGTTTCCATAAGAAGTTGCAGCACCGGGATACGCATTGCTAGGTGTGTATGGAGTGCCGATTCCACCTGAATATTGGCCGATCATTTATGTCCCCTGATTCACAGCAACTTTGTACTCAAGACCAAGCAACGTCAGCTTAAGAGGCAAAGTCTGCGTAACTTCAATGACTGCATCGCGGCTATACCCACGAATACCGTTTAGACGTTTAATGCCGGTAAATGGAGAAATCGCAATATCAAGCAATGGGTTATCCAAGTTTTGAAACGGAACCGGCTGGTTATTAATATTTAAATGCTGAGACTCATTGACAATGACATTGACCTCAACAATACGCTTTTTAAATCCAATCCTTGTACCAGATTGCAACTTGACCTCAACCGGCATGGTCTTTAGGTACACCGTTATAGGCAACCCGACTTCATAGCTGGTTGTCGACGCTCGGTCAAAAGTAACAGAGCCGCCAGCACTTACTGTCTCATTACCCTGTGGCACACCATCGCAAATGACATTTAGCGATTTGCCAATATGTGGTAAGCCAGTAGCAGTGCTTGCGACACCACCAGTAAAGGCGCAATCAGTAAAGCGATCATTGCTAAACAACTCAACAAAGTACCGAGTCGTGCCATCAAATACTCGTTTAACAACTGTATAAATTTGTGTGACATCGACATTCACATCAAGAAATTCTCCGTCAGTTGTAAACTCTGATGGAGCCACAATCTGCTGGGAACGTAATACGGAATAAACCGCCATAGAGCCATCGGTCGCATTTACCAGCAGCAGCAAATCCCCTTCGTCAGTAGATGTCGCTCTACGCAGAGACATCCGGCTAGGGTTCTTTAACAGATGCCCGGACAGCAAAGATATCCTCTGCGATATATAAGTCAACTGAGTGTCAGAAAACAAGAACTCATTAAGAGCCTTACCTTGCTTCTGGATAAACAGCGAGCCTGACTCCAAAGCTTCAACTCGTGTACCTGTCTTTGTACCATTTCGGCTGACCTGTTTAAACGTAAACGTCAGCGGAGTAATCGGGTCTGTGCCTTGCTGTGGAACGTAAAATTCGCCACCTGTCGTGAAGACCTGCAAGTCGCGACCAGAGATAATATCAACAATAATATTAAGCTGATTAGTATCAAGGGTAGCTTCAACAGCATCATCATCCAAAAATTCAGACGGCTTAAAGTCAAAGAACAAGGCCACCTTACTGCCCCAGATCGTAGACGGGCGTGACTTAGAGCCGCCGAAATAGAGGCGACCCTCATGGAACGATACACTGCGAGGCCAGCCTTTGGTCGATGACCAGACATCTTCATAACCCGTCTCCAGTTCCCAGTCACCAGAAGCAATAGCCGATGTATTAAAAAACGGGAATTCTGCAATTGCCTCTACAGATGTACCGCTAATATATTTGGTAATCCTTACTCGTCCTTGTGGGCTGGCATTGATGTATTGGTTGACATTGGTAGACGAGAATACGGACGATCCAGCAGTCAACGTAATGTTGCCAGACACGGCTGATGGGGTCAGTGTCGCCGCAGGATTGGTAACAGTAATGCTAAACGCATACTTAGGAATGGAGTCAAACGTAATCGTTGTCGCCGTCCAAGTAGCATCTGTACCGCCACGCACAATCTTAATTGGCTGCAAATCTGGGTGGACAACAATCAACGTGTCAGCAGATTGAGTCCAGCTTAATGACGAGAGCATCGCACCAGTAATCGATGCCACTGCAAGATAGTCGTTACCAGAGCCATTGATGTTGGTAATTAATGCCCCGCTTTTTACAACATACATCCTGCCAGCGACAAAGCACAGCATATAACTGTCATCAACTGAAAACTCAAAAGATATCAGTCGAACGCCATTGGCAACAGATGGTGTACTTGAGTTCGGCAACTCAAAGATATGCTTTGTGCCGGGGCGACGGCGAGCGCCACCCTGCGGTTGAATGATGACGTTCGTAGCCTTTGCCAGCGCATTTGCATACTGCGGGATGTCCACACGGGAACGCAGCAACGGGTCAAGTTCACCCGTACTAAAGTTCGTCTGGAAATCAATAAATCTTGCCATCAGTATCTCACTGCAACAAGTTCATAGTCCTCAATGACTTGAGGTGGCTGACCTTGCGCGTCAATATTCATTGCCTGCCGAAGATACCCACCGCGACCATTTTCCGATGGGCCACCAATAGCAACTCCTTGCCAATAGCCAGTTTTTCCTTCTTGCTCAGTAATTGGATATGCCAAGTGCCAAGCCATCATGTACTTCAGCAATTGCACGAAGTATTGTGGCATTGCGTATTCTGGGGTTTGATAAGGGTAATCAACATAGACTTCTTCGTAATTAGTAAGAAGCTTGTCTCCCTCAATTTCCCAAAGCTTTACAGGACGAGCGTAAGAATTTGATGTCTCAAATACAGCACGAGGATTGCCCAACTTATCACCGGGCATCTGATACTCGTACTTCCACTCACTAACTGGGGTCGTTGTTAATCTGGATAAACGGACTTTCTTATACGCAAATGACCAAGGGTATATTGAAAGCGTCATATCCCGAACATCAGGGTACAAACGGTCGCAAGTGTTCGCTTCGTCTGTTCCGTCGTTAAATGACGAAATAGGCTTTGCACCCAATAGGATCAATGCGTCAGAACAAATAGCAACTGATGTATCGCCTGCTGCCATACGAACCTCTCATGTAATAAAGGGCTGACCTCTATATCAGAAGCCAGCCCTCGGTGTTACAACAACCCGGTTTAATCGCTGTCAGTTGCAGTGACGGTCAGACCATCAACAACGTCAACAACAGTGCCAGTGTTTGAGTTTACCCAAACAACAGTCATAGCCGGTGTTCCACCAGTGCTGGTAAAGCAGAAAATGATATCGCCAACTTTAAGGATGGAAGCGATAGTATTAAAGTAGCCAGCGGTGTTTACGTCAGCGATTGCGTCAGCAGTCGAGTAAGTATGTACGCTTGGAGCTTGTCCAGACTTGGATGCGCCATGCGTATTAAAGCCAGTAGCAGAAAAAGCCATGATTAGTCTCCTAGATTAAGATTCACGGCAGACGATCTTGACGATACCTTCATCGTCAATCGCAACTGCGCCAGCCGAGAACATCGACGCGATCAAGAAGGAAGTCTTCTCTGCGATATAGTTGATCTCAGTTTTTGGAGCGATGCCTTCTGCCAGACCAAGAGCGTCTTTGTGGAATGCAAAGCAGGTACGGTCATTTGAGCCGTCTTTAATCAGACCACCTTCAGTGCGATCACCCAGAACGTGGAAGGTGAAGCCCATGAATGTGTTGATTTCGCCCTGAACCAGCGCCTTGACAGTGTTGAAGTCAGACGAGGTGACAGCGGTTTCAGACAGCAGCGAAGCCAAAGAACTTGCATGGATGATGATGTGACGGCCATCCATTGGTACGTTGTTGGCATTCAGGGTCTGAGCAGCAGAACGCAGCTTAGCGACGTTCATGTTGGTGTCAGTACCACCGATGTCATTGCTGACCGAAGTCGCGCTAGAAGCAGTCAAAGCGTCCAGAATCAGTTGATCCTGACGGCGACCAATTGCGCTCGACACAACCTTGACCAACTCACGACGCTCGTCGAAATTGACCTTGGCCTGCATGAAGATGTCAGAATACTCAGCAGCGATGTAGTCAGACAGAGTTGCAGTTACCTGCGAGTAAGTTACGTTCAGCGGAGTAACGTCAGTCTGTGGAATGCGGACTTGAGCAACACCCTTGCCGATCTTAGGAAATTTGTAAGTTGAACCTTCAACACCCGAACGAATACGGACAGCCGGACGGAGAACCGCCGAAGCCTGATAGGCTTGCTTAACTTCCGCATCAAACAGGGTTACAAAGGCTGTGGACAGATTAATAGCCATTTTGTTTACCTTTTGACAAAGTTATAAAGAGGTTTCTCGCTTCGGTGAGCCGCAATGCGGGCCGGTTGCTTGCAGTAGGATGCCAGCCAGTTGGGTACAACCATCTGAGGGTCGATCATCTGATATGCCTCGGATACATATTGTAATCAGGTTTGTCTATTCCGCAAGTCTTTTTGATAGTTTTTTGCAAAAAAAACCCCCGAACCAGTCGGGGGCAACTCCGTGGAGGAGTGGAGACTCCTATTTAACCATATCGCTTCTGAAACAGGCGTTCTACTTTCTGACGGTAAGATGGATCGGTTTCATACTTTGGATCACCGACCATTGCCTGCAATTCCAGATCAGACATCTGGCCTTCAATTGGCTGGGACTCAACAGGGATTCGGCCCTCATAAGCCTCACGGATTTTAGAAAGAGCCTTGATACCACGGGCTGTACCACCCATGATCTTGAACTCCTCAAAATCCTCTGTTGACCAGACACCCTTGTTGACCAGACCTCTCGCCCAATTGACCATGCCATTGATGACGGCATCAGCATTGGGGCCAAGCGCCTTACGTTCAGCTTGAATATCAACATCAGGAACGCCTATTGTGTTTTCGGCAATTCCTCTTAGCTTTGTTGCAATATCATCAAATGCAGCTTGGGATACGCCATTTTCAGCCGCCCAATCTTTAAACATTGGGACAAACTCTAGCTGTTCTGCGTTATCGCCAAATGCCGAAATGTCGTACTTGCCTTCTGGTGGGGCTTTGTGTGCGCCTTTGGATACCATCTTGCGAAGGTCTTTCCAAGACTTAGCCATGCCTTCAAGGTCTGGCTCGTTGTTATCTTTGTTCCAAAAGTTTTCAGGCCACCAATCAGGCCGGTCAACTGGCTCGTCATCGGGGATGGATTCTGCGGATCGGTGTTCTACCGCCGCTTCGGTTACGTCTACAGGAGCTTTGTCTTCACTGGCCTCTACGTTGTCAAGTAGGCCAGTGGTTTCCGCTGCTGCTGACTCACTAGGCTCGACTGCCGTTTCGTTATCGCTCAAAAGTTCCTCGCTCTGTTGATTCGGGCTTCAATCTCTTTGACTAAAGAGCATCGCCCCTCTAAAAAATAGCCATAGGATGGATCACTCCCCGGCCCCCAGCATGGCTGCTCAACGGTTGTATCTCTCAACCACTTGAGCAACTTCTGCCCTTCTTCTGTGCCAAAGACACGCAAGCACAGCTTATCCGTATCACTTGATTCTCGTGGAGTCAGCGACTCCTGCATTGCCTCTAAATCATCCCACCCTGCCATAAGCCTCCCTGTTTGGCACGATCACTCCATCTTCCTCTTCTGCCTGCTCTGTCGCGTGTATGCAATACCAGACGGTATCTGTCTGTGTAATGATGACGTGTGACTTATGCGCTTCTATTTCTATGCAGGCAGGAGCCTTGTAAAACGTGTGTTCCCCGTCTACGTCGACAACCACTTCCCCTTTTGCCAAGATAGACAGGTGAGAGTAAGAGTGGACGTGCTGCGGAACCGCCCACCCTTTTGGCAAAAAGTATTCTTTGGCGTAGAGTCCTTCCGCAAAATGATGCTGAAGATCAGACTCCACCCGGCGCTCCTTGTGCTTGTCCTTCCATCAATGCCTGCTGTTGACCTGCCATTGCCAGAGCCGCCTGCTGCTGCATCATCATTTGCTGCTGTTGTTCCATCAAGAAGCCGCGCTCTGCTGCTGTATTCCTGATTGATGATGGGATACCAAGCTTGTCGCCAATGTAGTCAATCAACTCGCCTGTCTTAACGGCCAAAGCGCCCTCTGCGCCCATCGGTGCTGTGATCTGCATGAACTGGATGATGTTGTTAATCTCCTCCATGTTCTGCGCCATAGCCAGCGGAGCTACAGGACTGACCTTAATCTCCAGACCATTGACCTTTAGCGGCATATTAATCAGACCGCGCTCGTCCATAACCTGCAAGATACGAGACACCATCGGTATCATCGTCTCGTTAATCAGGCGACCAAAGGCAGAGCCAAGGTTCTGTGCCAACTCCTTCATGCGCTCGACCACCTCAGTGGCAGACCGTGCCGACATATTGTCTGGCGGCAGTGACTCATCTAAGAGAGTACGCTTGATGTTGGCGCGAAGGTCATTGATGACGATCTGGCTGACGTTAAAGTCACCAGCACGAGGCAGTGCACGGAGCGATTCACCCTGTGGGCCACCATTACGAGCCACCGGAATGACTGCGCCCGGCACGATCTTGACCGTCTGAGGATTCAGAACACCATCGTCAGCCGCTGTGTACACACCAGCCACAGCCAACGATGCGTTCTTCAGTAGCAACTCAAGAGTTTTGTTCAGCGTCTTGATGTCAGGCATAGCCGTCAACAATGGGCCACGACCATAGACCTCGCCTGCTACCTTGGAGTAACGGCTAATGACCCACGGCGAAGACAACATCCGACGATAAACAATCTCTTCTTTGGTCTTGACCTCAATAACGTGATAGCACCAGTCACCACGTTCTGCGTCATAGACCGTTGCCTCCATCAGATCAATCTCATCTGTGGGCTTGCTGTCAACCATTTGCGTCAGATAGTCCGAGAACACCGCATCCTTCCACTGCTGCTGGATCGCTTCGGCTTTCATACGCATACGGCGGTAAATCTTGTCTACTTGACCGTTCGCACCTTCTTCATAGCTGACCAAGAACATCGGAACAGGGATGAAGTTGATAGGCATAACATCGTCGCCCGGCTGAATCATCATGCAAGCTGTACCAACAGCCATGTCGAGCAGGAACTCACCGATAGCAATGTCAAAGTTCGACTGCTTGATGACCGTAAACATCTTTTCCATGTACACATCCATGATGGCCTGTGCTTGATCGCGCTGTTCTACTGGAACATCAGAGCCGGGTTCCAGCCTGCACCACTTACGCTGTGGCGGAAAGATGCCTGACTGCAAACGGTTAGCAAATCGCTGTGTGCTGTTGATTGCTGTCGCGTCAAATACGCGAGACATCTTCTTAGCGCCTTTGGAATTACCATCGTAATATCCGTATAGCTGGCGCTGCGGCAGGGCAAACTCATAGGCATCGGTGTACAAAGACTCAAACAAGTCCTTGTCCCGCTGCGCTCTCTCGGCACGACGCAGAATCTCATCCGTAGGCATCTTCTTGCCTTGGTAGACCTTACGGCGCGTACCCTTCATGTAAGACATCTCAGCCATTATTTGAGCCTTTCCTTCATAAGCATTGAGCGTTCTGCCTGCCGTGGCTTCATTGCTGCACGGGCCTGCTGTTCTTCGTTGTCCATAATCACATGGATTTGTTCTGCTCTTTTGCCGCCAGCAGGGCCGCTGTCATAAATAGGCCAACTACCTTTGTCTATGTCGGCCTTCCAAGTTTTATACAATTCATCTTCGTTCTTGACTATCTTATTGTTTACCCAGCCCGGCACAGTTGCAAACTTACCTTTGTACTTTCCTTCTGGGATGTAGATAGTTGACGAATACACCGTAATTGGACGACCTTGCTCATCACGACCTACATTGCCAGTAGCAATAGAGTTGCGATGATATTTAACGATATTCTGTTCTGCTGGGGTAAGGTTTAAGTCAGCCATTATTCGTACCATTCAATCATTATGTGAGCCATGTGTGCTTGACCACTTCTGTTCGTTAAACGAAATAGATACGTCGTTAATGGAGCAAGGACATACTGAAACGAATACGCACTTGCACCACTAGCACCACCCCCAGAACCACCAGCAAGAAATTCCCCGGTTAATGCCGTGCCAGTAGACGTTATCGTCGGGTTAATTAATGACGCACTTTGACTTGTACTACCAACTGATCTATGTCGGTTGATTGCAGTAAATGGTGTGCCACCGCTGACAACAGCGCCTTCATATATTTCAAACTCAGAGTCGCCACCACAATTAACATCAAACACCAAGTGCGGTGTAATACCACTTGCCCAAGCAATGGCAATATTGATACTTGCATCGTTATCCAACTGATTGGCATCACCATTTAGGTAATACACATAATAGGCTCTGCCCTCATGCAGCCGAACATGATTAACGTCAGCAACAATCAACGGAGAATCTGATCCAGCTAGGATCATGTCACCATCTTTGTTCTTTTGAGCCAGCGATACCAGTCGTGATTTGGTATTTAGTGACTCAATATTGACCGTGGTGAGGGCCATTAATCATCCTCTTCTTCATCGTATTCTGGCATTTCCATCTTGCCCGGCTTCTTCTTCCCGTGCATCTTTGCCATCAGCTTCATTGCTTTGCGCTTCATGGCTAGTTCTTTTGCAGACGGCATCTTCTCTTCTTCTTCCTTGTATTCCTTCTGCTCAATTGTGATGGTGAGTGGCATGATTAACCTTTCTGTTTAGTGGCTTTGCGCGCTTCGGACAGTGCAATGGCCTGTGCCTGCTTTGGGTCTTTTACTACAGGGCCACCTTTGCCGGAATGCAGTGAGCCAGCCTTGTATTCGCGCATGACTTTGCGTACTTTTTTATCGAACTTGTCCATTACAAGGTCACTCCTTTGGATAGCATAGGGCGCTCTCTTGATCGCTGACTAACTGCGCGAAGCTGACTTGCTCTGCGTTCTGATTTTTCTCGCTCAAAGCCTTCGCTTAATGTATTTCTCTTTGCCTGAATTTGCTCCAACTCAGCATCAAACTTGCCTGTATCAACAACTTGTGGCGCAGCTTCCTCAAACTTTGGAACTGCTTTTTGTTTTAAGGCAAACTCTCCATGCTGCTTTTCTTCGACATATCCTGTTGGAAGATTTTTATGGCTGTACCATTTGTCATTAATCACATACCCCCATTCGTAGGGGTCGGCAGAGCCAGCTTTACTTAGCGTTTTCCAGCGATGTACTCCTTGAATTTTTTGCTCTTCAAAAGGATTTTTCTTAAAGTCTTCTAGTGACTTTTGATAATCACTCAGTCTGGTTTGGAAGTCTTTTGACTGTGTTTCATAAGCGGAAAGGGCTTCATTTTTTTTCTGGAAAACCGATTCATATTCCGGAGTCAAAGCACTTAAACTAGACTGATAGTTTTTTGCAAGGCGTTCAATATCACGTTGCCTTGCCGATGTTTTTTTCCTAGCCATGTTAAAGCTCCATGCCAGTGCCAAGAACGCCGAGTTCTGGATTCAATCTTTCAGACGAAAGCAGTGCGCGACGGCCACCACGAATCCTTGCTCTCATTTTTGAAGACTCTTGCTCGCCAAGCAAACGGCGCTCCGCCTCTAACTCGCTAGCAATTCGCTTAGACTCCGCTTCCAATGCAGATTTTTGTTCGGCATAACGCGCTGTTTCTGTTGCTAAACGCTCAGTTGCAATTTTGGTTTGTTCTTGCTGTAACTGGATTTGCTGTTCAGTTGCAGCTTGCGCTTGAGCAGCCTCTTTTGCTGCTGCTCGCCTAGCTTGTGCCGCATTCCTTCTTGCTGAGTCTGCTTGATAAACGGAACCAGCAAACATTGCAGCCGCTGCCCAGAGTGCCATATAACCTCCCAACGAAATATTTGGAAGAAATTGTATTCCTTTTGCCGTAAACAGCAATACAATGATATCACGCAGAT